ATGGTTATATTTAGATACAGCTATTAGTAGTAGCTGTATCTACCATACACAATAATAGTATATAATTATAATTATCAACTTTAACGAAAAGAAACCCCTGTATAGGCATTGCCTATACAGGGTATTTTTGTGTTTCTTATCGGTAATCGTATTGTTTTTGGATATCTTTAGGAATATAGAACCCTAATGCTTCAGATAGCACCATCATAGTTAATGTAGCTTCACAAGCTGCTGTGATTTTATCCATATCTAAAGTACCAGATTCTTTAATCATACCATAACTAGGATTAATTAAAGCTTTCTTAGATAGGTCACGAACCATAGCTTCATATAAACCTACTTTACGAGTATCTAAACGTTTCTTGATTTGCAATCTACCACGAGCAATAGCGGACTCTTTGATCTCTTGCTCTTCTTCAGCATTAGCTGCTTGGATAGTTGCAACTTTATCTTCAACGTTTTGTAACACGTCTTTGATATGCTCTTTATCTTCGATATTAGCAATGATGAATTGCTCAATACCATTAGCTACATGATTCTTTACAGAGTCACCAATGTCTTGAATTTCTTCTTTATTTTCAGCAGAGTTTACTTTATCAATAAATGTTTCAGTATCATCTGGAGAAACTTTAGGTTCATCATTAACGTCATTGGATTTTAAAGCTTCTTCGTTATCTTCCATGATAGCTTTATGTGTCTCTGTTACATATTTAGCAATTTGAGCGGTGAACGCATTTGTACGGCTCAATGTAGCTAAGATTTTATCAGAACCAGTTTGCTCAATGAAATTAGAGATAACTTTATTTTTAATCACACGATGATTATCACCTTGCATAGGATATGTAGATGAAGCTTCGAATAATACGTTCAAGGCTTCAAAAATAAGACCATTACGTACAGTATTGGAGAAGTCTTGACGACGTTTAGCCAATTTACCACGGTTAGCAATAGTATCATGTACAATAGCTGCCGTTGCAGATTCATGCACAGGCTGATATTCTAATTCTTTCAAACCTTTTACGATTTCTTCTCGTCTAGCGGATTGTACTGCTTCAAAAAATAAAGAACCAGATGTAATTCCTCTAGGTCTATTTTTAATATTCATTAATCGTTAACCTCCTAGAATAGACTACTATTAGCACCAGCAGAATCAGGAATGCTGTCGCTAATATCGTCATGTTTAAATTTAGTTTTAGAATCTTCTTCTTTGATTTCCTTAGCAACTTTAGCTGTAGCAGCTTTATCGTTGATATCTAATTTATCAGCATAACGACGGAACTTAACAGCAACGTCACGTTGATATTCTGCTGCATCTTTCATATCATCATCGTATTCAATCTTAGAAGCATTGATTTCTAGCATACTTGCTTGCACTTCAAGATATTCAGCTAAGCTAGTTCTACAGAAGTAGAAATAGTATACAATTTCACGTAAGATAGGAATGATATTGAAGATCAAGTAAATACCAGCACCAATCATAGAAACTGCTGCCATAGTACCTAAGATACCACGAGCATGTGCTTTAGTAAATAAGGATAATGCTTTAGCTAATTTACCATTACGGGAGTTTTCATTAAAGCGTTCAAGATTCTTAATAACTACATTATCGTCCAACACATTAAAGTGTTTAGAGTCCATAGCAAACTTAGTTGTGCCTTCATTATCCATGAGGTATTCTGTAATAGCAGACACCATCATACTAGTGGATGCAATAATAGACAGTACAGCAAAGTTATAAATAGTGCAAGGGTAATCTAAGTTACGCATGAATGCACCAACGTAAGCGTATTTATCTTTCTCTAAGTTAGCTAATGCTTCTTTAGTAGTCTTCAATGCTTTAGATTGGATATTACGAGAAGCACAAAGACGTTCTAAAGCTTCTAGTGTTTGTTTCACTAGTTTATAGTGGCGTAAACGTTGTACATCACCTTTGGATAATGGAATATCACCAAAGTCTACTTCATTAGCTTTAAGTTTAATGAAATCATAGATCTTATTAGAGACATTCATCATAATCAATCGTTGGTCTGCTTCATTTACAGCAGATACGATTGCTAATGTTTCTTTATCACCTAAATCCATATAGGAGCAGGCTTCTTTAAAGTATTTAGTCATATACCCTCCTCCTAGGCCATTTTAGTTAATAAGTTAACGATTTGCTTAGCATCCATGTCTTTATCTTTCTTCAAGGATTTGAATCGCATTAATTCATATTCATCATCACCAGTATCAAAGATTAAAGCTACGGATTCTGTAGTCTCATCTACAATACCAATACAGAGTAAGTTGTAGTCAGACATAATCTTTCTAGCCACATTAGATTTAGAAAGATCAATATCATTAGTCTTTTTCAATTCTTCAACTTCATCTGTAGTTACCAATAAAGAAGTAATAGCTGTAGCATCATTCTTTTGACGGAAGAATTGATTTAATTTGGATTTTGTAGCACGCTGCTCTAATGCTTTCCACATTTTGGAAGAAGAGCCATTACGTGCATTGGAGATAGCGTCAACTTTAGCTTTGCTTAATGCAAATACAAAGTCTCTCCAGAAACTAATCTCTTGAGATGTAGCACGGATAAAATTGAATAGACTTACTGCAGAAGAGTTCTTAGAAACAATACGTTGGATAATATCTAAACCAGCTACATCAAATAATTTACATTTGATACCTATATATGCAGGTAGACTGATAGGGTGTCCATTTGTTTTAGAAATGAAGTTTATTTTCATCATTAATGGCATAGTTTGATTAATCTTGTCCAACTTACTTTGGTCAAAAACAGGACCTTCATAACCATGGCTAGGTATACCTCTAGATAGTTTTGCTTTAGCTACAGAGATTTCTGCAGCACTTGGTGCTTCTTTGATAATAGTATTAGCAATAGGTAAGCTATGTTTTAAACTATGCTTATAGTTCTCATATACAGCTTTAGTACCAGCAGTAAACATGGTCATAGCACCAGATTCATTATTTAGTTTTCTATTGATGGTTAGATAATCATCTACATCAATACCATCATTGAATTGCATATTACTATGAATATTTTTAATATAATCAATAGCATCTGTTGAATTCGTGATAGCCATAGCAGTTAAGAGCATCCTAACCAAACCAGCATATTTAACTTCAAGCGCTCTAGCAATTAGCTCAGCTGATGCTAATTCCATATTGCGGCTAAACATAACTGGGAATGTAAGTACCAAGTCTTTAGTAGCACTATTAATAGACTTGAAAGACTTATAACCACCAGCCTGGGTAGGTAATAATTTGTCTAAACTAAAATCATCAGCAGAAATATTATCGTATAGATTAATAATGTCACTGAGGATTGATTCTTGAATGTAAGACATTATAGTCCTCCTTAAAATACGTATTCTAAATTCAATATTGAAATTTACTACTATGTTAAACTAGCCCCATTTAGGCAAAAAATAAAAGCCTAGCCAAATATAGTTACTTAATAAAAATAGACTGTGGTGTTGCATCATTAATACAATGCAATTTATCATAGTAATCAAATTCTTTGGCATACTCACTAGCGAGCATATTACGGTCATCGTATGTTACAAATAACGACTCAGGTCTTCTCATAGTTGTACTGGATCCACAATTATAAAATCTACCAGGACCTACTAATGATAATAATTCATCTATAATAATAGCATAGTCTAATAGGTCTTTTCTTAAACCATCAACTATTCTACTAGCATAGTATATATCACCATTCTGGTCTCTTATTGTTTCACCATTTAGTGCTGTATGAAAATCTATGTTTTCTACCTGGTCTACAATAATATCTTCATTAATTTCTACATATTTACCAAGATATGACATATCATAAGTTGAACCGTAATCGTTAACGAACTCGTTAGTGTAATAATCATAGCTGCTCATAGTGGTTACCTCTTCCTTTAACTGATGTCTAATAAACAATACGGTGGAGGGAGAGTTAACTCTAATGAGTTATCAGCTAGACTCTTATCTCTTATTCATAATTATAGTATACAATTAAAGATATCTTTGAAACATCTCTATAATCCTATAAAGAAAGGAGACTGAGAATGCCTGATGAAATTAAAAACGTCAATGAAGGAAGAACGTTGACTAGTAATAATGATGAATTTAAAAATACTAAGCCAACAGTTGATTCCGAAATGATGTTACAATTCATTAAAAAGAATGGCATATATAACCCGACATCTTTAGATAGATACCATAGATTTGCTAGATTCGCTAAGATGGATCCGTATAACCGTGTAGGTATGACTAAGGAGTATATCTTCTTTACCAAACCAGATTTACAGATCTTTCTACATAATAAGGATTTTTCTATAGGTAGTGGTGGACGTAATGATATGTCTAAGACATATATTGAGTCTATAGCTAATAACCCATTATTTATAGAGGCAGCAACTAAGTACCCTGAGGTGTTACATCAACTATGCTATTCCCAAAACCGTTCTGAGCCATTCGTTAATCTTCTTTCAAACCAGAAAGTTTCTAATGTAGACTTACCGGCCATTAGTGTAGCTAATGACTATGAGACTTCTAGAAATATATTAGGTTCATCTGTTTTCTATCGAGGTACTTCAATAGAGAGTGACGAAAACCACGAATTTAGTGTAGAGTTTCTAGATACTAAGTATCTAGAGGTCTACATGTTTTTCAAGCTGTTTGACGAATATTCTAGATTGAAACACTTTGGTCGTATCAATCAACCTAATAAGTCTTATGCTATGCAACGTATTATCCATGACCAAATGTCCATGTATAAGTTCATAGTATCTGAGGATTCTGGTGGTGAAGATATTATTTACTGGGCTAAATACGTAGGGGTATATCCTAAGACTGTACCACGTGACGTATTTAGTGATATGGCTGACGGATCTGATTTAAGATTTACTGTCAACTTTAAATCTACATTTGTTTTTGATATGGAAGTCGATACTCTATACGAGTTCAACCATTTATGTAAACTATATTCTGGTGGAGATACTACTGGTGGTGGCTATATAGACGCATTAGATGGTTGGTCTGGTGATTGGATGCAGGCTCCATATATTGCTGGCCTCAATGGTGAAGGTAAGGGTCAATATAAATTCTATAAACTTAAATGGAAAGCTCCGACTGATACATTCAAGTTTACTGATAGAAACCCTAAAGACCACAATGCTGCCCAAAAGAATTTACAAGAATATGCTAGATACCGTCAAAAATATAACGTTTAGGAAGGGGGAGATTTATGGCTAATGAACTATTGACGAACTCTAATATTTATGATCTTAATGCTTATATAGAGTCCGTTAAGAAAAAGCATATCCAAGAAGATGATCTTACCCTATCTATGGGTATATTTGGTTATCTAAGTGATGTATTCTCTACATCTCTACAAAATAATATCATTATGGCTTCAGAGTTTGGTAATGAAGCTATTCCAACTAGAGCTAAATTCGAAAAGAATATTATTGCTCATGCTCTAGGTTTAGGTATTAAGAATATTAATGCTAGACCTGCATATATGGATATAGTATTTACTATCTCTGAAGATGTATTATTAGCTAATATGCGTAATGATGTATTTACATTTGATAGAGAAGTAGCTATTAATATTGGTGGATTTGAATTCCATACTGAATATGATATCTTGATTCGTCGTGTGGTATTACCAGACGGTGATTATGTATACACTGCACAGTATGACCTATCGGCTTATAATCCAATTATTGATTCATTTGAAATCATTGATCCATACTTACCACCAGTTGGTCGGATTCTTGATGAGAATGAACAAAAGATTGCAGTAAGATGTCGTATACGTCAATATACGTATACGAAAAACACTGCTACAATTCTTAATAGAAACCCTATTGAGAATAAAACTTATCAGTTTACATTTGATAATCAGCTAGCTGGTTTCGATGCAACTATTAAGAATTATGGTAGCCAACCAGTTAAATTAACTCCAATCTATGAGGGTTTACATACTGGTAGTGAAGTCAACTACTGTAGCTATACATATATAGATGAGAAGACTATTAGATTGGTATTCAGCGATACTTCTAATATTCCTGGTATGAACTCTGAGATTTCAGTTAACCTATATACTACTAAGGGTTCCGAAGGTAACTTCAAGTATATAGACCCTATCCAACTATATCCTATCAGTGATAGATTTAACTATGACCGTTTGTTCATGGTTATTACTCCATTAGGTGATCCATTAGGTTTACCTGCATCTGAAGATGGTTTGGATAAGAAGACTATTGATGAGTTAAAGTTAATGATTCCTAAAGAAGCATTGGCTCGTGGTAGTGTAACTAACTCTAAAGACGTTAATAACTTCTTTAACTCTTTAAGCTATGGTTTACCTAAGAATAAGCTATACTTCTTCAAGAAGATGGAATCACCATTATACCGTCTATACTATGCTTATCTTTTAGCAAGTACTGATACACAAATGATTCCAACTAATACAGTTCCTATAGAATTGATTAGACGTGACTTCGATAATGTGTCTAGTGAAAACTACATCTTCAATACTGGTAATACTATTCAGTATGAAGCTGGTGGTAATGGTAAAGTTATATATAATAGCTCAAAAGAAGAATTGGAATCTATAAATAAGATTAAGTTCTTATACTTCAATCCATTTATGATTGTAATCAATAAGAGTCCTTTGTATGCTTCATATTATATCAACTATATGGATACTAAGAAAGCTCTTGAGTTTGAGTATATCAATAAGGCTTCCAAATACCAATTCATTTGTAACAATCTTAACTGGAAGAGAGAATACTTTACCGATAAGAATACTTATAAGTGTTCAGTCAAGCTAGTTCAAAACATTGATAGAAATATCGGTGTAGTCCATAAAGACAATGAGCTAGACCCTGAAGAGATTACTAGCGTAGATCTTAAAGTCTTAGGTGTATTCTATAAAGATGGTAAACCTGTACGTTGGACTCAAGGTAAATTCAAGAAGTACAATGAAACAGAGTTTTCTTTCTTATATGAGTTTGATATGGAAACAGACAACTCTATTGATACACTAAACCAACTTAAGATCTTAAATCTTAAAGAAGCTGGTTCTGATAATGATTTGTATGGTTATATGCCAAACAATACTCAGTTTAAAGTATTCACTTTCATTAAGAATAAAGATGAAGATAGTGCTGGTACATATAAGTCTGAGCAAATCTTCACTAGTGGTAACTTAGACGGATATAGTCTTACTAATATCTACAACACTCGTGGTGGTGTAGACTTTATGTATAACTACTCTGACATTATCGAATCTAAAGTTAAAGTCACTAAGTTGGATAATGGTACACTAAGCTATACTATAGATAAAGTTCCTATGGTTGGTTGGTCTTTCATTAATACTGAGATGAAATTACAAAAGTTTATCTTAGATTTAGAAAAGAAACGTGTACATATCAATCAGTGTTTGAACGTACTAGAAGACTCATTCGGTATTGACTTTAAGCTATTCAATACATACGGACCATCTAAACTATTCTATGTAGAAGATGGTAAACCATTGAATAGAACTAACTTAAGTTTACGATTCCGAGTTAAGTTTATCAATACTAGTACCAAAGAGATGATTACATTGATTAAGAATGATATTCGATTATACATCGAAGATACCACTCAAATCAATGATCTTCATATACCTAATCTTATCACGTATATTACTGATAAGTATAAAGACGTATTAGTATACTTTGAGTTCTTAGAATTCAATGGATATGGTCCAGGTATTCAGCATATCTATCGTAGAGATGAAATGATAGTTGGACGTATTCCTGAGTTCTTGAATGTCAATACTGCTAATACTGAAGAAAATCAATTAGATATTGAATTCGTTATTGTATAAAGGATAAATCAATGATAGACTATCAATTACAAGACATTACTGATGAGTTTGCATTGGTGTGTGAAAGTTTGATCTATGATGATAATTCTGATGACTTACTCCTAGAGGGTGATGGTGAAGGGATTATATCTAAGATCAAAGAAAAAATTAAGAAGGTATTTGAAACGATACGTAAGTTCGTTATGAAATACTTCAATAAGCTAAAAGAATTCTTATTTGGTACAGCTAAAGAAAAGAAAGTAACTAAAGAAGCTATCGCTAAGTGTAATAATATCTTACACGATGAAAGCGCATATCAACCAGTTACCGATACTGTAGACCAAGACCCATCTAAAGCTTCCAAAGCTGATATGCCTACAGGTAATACTTATGATACTACAACGAATAAAGATGGTAAAGTTGTAGTTGCTAAAAAGAACTTCTTACGTAGCAATGGTAAGAAATTTGCACGACGTATGCGTTTAGATCCTAAACGTATTTTCGTTGTAACTGTAGATACAACTATTCCTCTACCTAAGACATTTGTATTAGATGAGTATGTAGCAAAATCTAAAGAGATTGGTAAAGGTATGCAATCTGGTATCCAAAAATTTATCAAACGTACTGCATATAATGCTGGTGCTGATCTATTTAGTGCTAAACGTCCAAAGCAAGAAGACTATGAAAAATGGTTTGAAGATGCAGCAGATGCCGCTACAGTTGTATTTACTGACCGAAGATTGGATATGAAATTTATTAAAGATCACTTTAAAGAAATTGGTGATGTAGCTTTAGGTACTACAACTAAGTCTGCTGTAGACAAATATCAAAGTTCTTTAATGAAAGATATTGATGCGCTTAAACGTGAATTAGAAAATATTAAGAAACGATTTGATAATGTAGACGTTACTCAGGGATTAGGTGCTTTTGGGAATGCAAGCTCAAGATCTGATGAAATTGCAGCTATGTTAAATTTTATTTCCAAAACTGTGTCTCGTTTAGTGTCCTCTTTCTCTAAAGAAATTACTATGCTATATCGTAGTGCTATTGATATCTTCACATATGTAAATAACTGTGCAGAATCTATTAACTATGCTCGTATTAGAGAAATGGCTATGATAGACGAATATTATAATAATTTCGCAGAGTTTGCAGAATTAGACATTGATTCTACAATCTTAGAATCTAACTTAGATGATGCATTCTTAGATGATGCAGACTTGCGTAATATCCAAGAAGAATATTACTTAGTTGATTTATTGAATGGGTGATATTATGATTGATTTGGATTTTATCGAAGATGAGAGTGCTTGTTTATCAAGCACCTTATCTGATATAGATATGCTGAATGAGGGTACTATTATTGGTAATATTGCACTATGGTTAAAAGCTGCTTATAAAAAGCTTAAAGAACTTTTGTCCAAAATGTGGAATAAATTAGTTAGCCTAATTAGATCAAGAAAAAAGTTAATGACCCAGCTACAACTAGAGCATGTCAAGATACATTAAATGACCCATCATCATATAGTACTGACACAGAGGCTACATCATCTAACGATAAATGGACGGATGCTAGTGGTAAAACTACACAAGTTGGTAGCTTTAAAGCTAATCATAATATTAAGCGAAGAGCTAAGCTTAGTATGAATAAAAAATTTAAAGCAGTATTCAAAGGATTTGGTCACGATTTATATCGTACACCAGACGATGCTTTAGATTTGTCTATCTATGAAAAGGCTTCTAGTAAAGTAAATAGACAGATTCTTGATTTTACTAGTAAAATTATGGATACGGTTAGAAAAGTAAAAAATGCTAAACGTGTCAGTGAAGTCGAGGAGTTGGAAAAATATGCTGAGGAGCTTTGTGATAATTTTAAAAATCAGAAAGATTATGATGATAAATCCACTACTATAGAATTTAATATGGAATGGGTAAAACATAACTTTCAAAAAGTAGATAAGGCATTAACTGATATTTATAGAACGCTTGCTGATAAAATGTTTGTTGATGCTAAGATATCTTCAGGAGCTCAAGATGCAGAAAAACTTATAAAGGATGAATTTAAACTTGATACAAAAATGTCATCCGATAGGAAAGATGAGATTAATAGATATTATAAAAATCGTCCTGATCCTGAGATGAGTTGGCGTGATGCCGAAAAAGCTGTTTTTAGTTACGAGACTGATGTAGATCGTGCAATTGTTAAAGCAAAATCCCATATTCTAACTGGAGCGTATCTAGCCATTATAGATATGATAAGAAATTGTGTTAAATCATTATGTAGTCATATATTGGTAACACAAAATATTTCTACAGAAATCTATAATTACGTAAAAGCTTGTGCTGATTATCGTAAGTATAAATTGGTAAAAGAATTTACAGATTTGGGTGATTATTATGCACAAGATTTGCTATTAGAATATACTGATGGGTTAGACTGTAATATAGATGATGATTATATTGAAAATATAGATCGTCGTATTTATAATGAATCCCAATATATAACTAGTATTTTACTAAGTGAAATAATACCGGAGGTATAAATGGAACTTGATTTTATATATGAAGAGAATCATATTGTAGAATATTCTACAGAAGATCTTTTATTAGACACTGACTATGTCAATGAAGGTGTATTATCTAATATCTGGGAAAAAGTTAAAAAGTTCTTTAAAGCTATTAAAGACTTTGTAGTTAAATATTTCAATAAGTTCCTAGACTTATTCAGAAAGAAATCTACTAAGGTAACACCAAACGATGTTAAAGCCTGTGAAGAAACTTTAAAAGACCCTAAAGCTTATACTGATAATAAAGACGGTAAAGAAGATAGTACTCCTAATGGTGATACTGATCCTGTAATGGATGATGTCGAAGAACCAGCACAACCTGCAAAGAGTGGCAAAAAATTCATCAGATCTAAGTCTAATCGCAAGATTGTTCGTCGTGCTAAATTATCTAAAGATAAAACTTTTAAAGTTAAGACTATTGTTGTCAATGGCGAACACATTAAGGATTTATTAGTTATATTCCAAGAAGATATATATAAAACCATATCAGATAAAGGTGCAGCAGAACCGTTGTGGGAGCTGATTAAATCTATTAGATTTGAAGATTTAGTAGGCGATAAGGCAGACGAGTTTTTAGGTGAAATCGAAGCTGCTAATAAAAAAATTAAAGAAACGTGCGTATATAGTGAAGTTGATGATATCATTAACATGGATTTTGTAACCAAAAACTTCAAAACTATTATTAAAATGATGGATCAAAAATATATTTCAGATCTTATCAAAGGGATAAAAGATCATATTAATTGGTGTACTGAACAATTAGAGTCCAGAACAGATCATCTCAAAAAAGTAATGGATGCAGTTAAATTAGCTGAAGATGCTAATGGGTTACATCGACGCAATTATGATGCAGGTATAAAAACCCTAAATCTTATAATGAGTAGCTCAAAACTTATGGTTGATTTTGTAATCAAGTTAGTTACTACTCAACTTATGAATGCTAACAAAGTAGCTACAGAAATCTATAACTATGTAAAAGCCTGTGCTGACTATCGTAGATATGAATCTTTACGTGAATATACTGAACTTGACGAATTCTATGGTTCTGAACTTATTAGTGAAGACGTAGAAGGGCTTGACTTGAACATTAATGATGAATATATAACAGAAATTGAGGATCGTCAATACTTCGATTCCCAATATATTCTAAGCATTATTAATAGAGGAGCTTAAATATGAGCGAAATATATTTAATTGAAGAAGAGGTTATGCTGGAATATGCATTAGCCGACTTACAAGATACGGACAATACAGATTTCGTCAATGAAGGTGTATTATCTAATATCTGGGAAAAAGTTAAGAAATTCTTTAAAGCTATTAAAGACTTTGTAGTTAAGTACTTTAAGAAGTTTAAAGAGCTATTTAAGAAGAAGAATGATACTAAAGTAACACCTGCAGATGTTAAAGCGTGTGAAGAAACTTTAAAAGATCCTAAGTCTTATACTGATTCTAAAGATGCTGATGAAAAAGATGATACAAAAGATACACAAACTTCTAGTACATCAACTAGCAATACAACAACATCTGAGCCAGCAGCTGCTCCTGTAGATGATACTTCTAAGAAATCTAAATTCATAGGTGCTAAAATTAAACGCCGTAAACGTTTAGATAGAAATAAGAAATTCGAAATTGTAGTAGATAATGCTAGTTGGTTTGATGGTAACATTGATACTATTTTTGATAATAAATTGTATGATGATATTATTAATGGTGGATATGATGCTATTAAAAAAATCGATGATAGTTATCATAAAACTGTGAGTGGATTTTTCAAAGCAGATAGAAATGCGGCTATTGCGATGCTTAATACTATTAAAGAAGAATTTGAAGAGAATAAACAAGCAGTATCTAATCGTAAGCCTACTACTATGACTTTAGATATGGATTATGTGTCTAAACATTTTAAAGATATCGCTAAATTTGCCGACTCTAATCATGTAGCATATATTATAGACATTGCAACAAAAACAATAGAATCTGGTATTAAAGATCTTGAAAATAATCTTAATAGGACTATTAAAAAATTAGAGGGTAAATTTAAAGATCAACCAAATGCCGATCTTGCACACCAAGCATTAACTGGATTACTATCAGTAGTCGGTGAAGTTAACCGTGGCATGCTTAATGTATTTACAACACAAGTTAATAATACAAATAAAACTGCAAAAGAAATTTACAACTACGTAAAATACTTTGCAGATTATCGCCGTGCGGCTATGAGAGAAGCTGTTGCTGAATTAGATGAATACTATGCAGAAGAATTCATGAATGAAGAATGCACAGATTTAGATTCTAATTTGGATGATACTTGTCTTAACGAATACGCTTCAGGCCTAGATGATGTTGAAGAATTGGTTATGGAACAATACACTGCATTAGTTAATGATGAAAATAGTGTATTGAATGAAAGTGTTACACAAACATATATCAAATCTGTAACTAAAAGCTTTATGCGCCTAATCAACCAATTTAATAAAGACTTATTACACGATCTTCAAGATATCTTAACTCCAGAAAATATCAAGCACATCAAAGCTGCAGCTGCTAGTAGCCGATATGATAAGAAATTTAAAGTATATACTTTAAATGGTGATCCATTATTTAGCCACATCAACCCTATCACTACAGTAAAGGGTATGGCTAAAGGGCTTGTAAATACAGTTAAGGTTGTCGCAAAATCTATTGTTGGTGATCGTAAGGATGTATTATCTGATAAAATCTATAACGAAATCGTTAAAGATAGTGCTATAGATACTATGGATATTGGTCGAGACTATATCGCTAAGAATATCGATAAGATTATTGATTTCTTAAATTGGGATTGGTCTAAACTACAACGTGTATCCATGGGCTATCAAGATGCATTATTGCAATTCAGTCATTTAGATTATACTAGTATTGGTTTTGGTAAATATTTACCAGATATCGGTAAAAGCTTCATTAAAATCGAAGTTGGCGCTATTCGTGCAGCTAACCATACAGTATATAAGCAATTTGAAGCTATCCGTCGTAATATGACTGTAGCACATAATATCTGTAAATACTTATTATCTAAAAAAGTTTCTAAAACAGAAACTTTTGAGATTGATGATATTATTGATATGGAGGTTTATTAATGGCATTCGTTCTAGGAAACTATGAAACGATTGATCCATTAGATCTTATCGAGGAAGTCTCTGCATTTGAATTAGAAATGCGGGACTTCCTGCTCGAACAAGATGACCAAGTTTTAGTTATGACAGAGTCTGGTGAAACAGACTCTGTTGTTACTGAATCTGTGATGGATACGATCAAGAATACAATTAAACGTGTAGTAGCTGCTATTGTCAAATGGGCTAAGAAGGCATATGAGTTCTTCAAGGGTGTTTGGGAAAAGATTAAAATCAAACTCTTTGGTGAATACACTGTAGCTTTGAGAAAATATCGTAAGCTTATTGAAAAACATAAGAAAGAAGTAGCTGAGCGGCTTAAGGGTGTAAATTTAGTATGGTACAAAAAAGGTGGATTAGAATACATAACTAAAACATTAGTACCTTTGATTAAACATGGCCCTAAAAATGATACAACTTCTAGAAGTAAAGATGAAGTATTAGATTCTTTATATAAAGAATTTGATTTAGACCGTACTAAACCAGTTATCGAACAGCTTCGTGCTAAATACTTATACGAAGAAGATTATGTCAAATCTGGTGAAGGTGTTCAAGAAATTTTACCCGGTGTTAAATTTGGTTCAGATCTCTTGACTAAATATCTAGAAATGTGCTTAGACGATGGAAGATATCTTAAATCTATAAATTCTAACCTTGATACTGTTAAACATTTAAACGGTCTTGGGCAAATGTTTGGTAAATTAGGTGAGCTATACATGAAAGGTGTAAATAAAACTGATATGGATGAAAAAGACAAATTCAAAGCAACTGCGTTTGTCATTCGTTCTACTGAATATCGTAAGATTGTACACTCATGTATTACTTTCTTCCAAGAAACTAATAAATATATCTTAACTGCCGCTACTAGTACACTTATTAAAGCTGGTAAGATTGCTATGAAGATAGAAGAAGAGAAAGGGGTAGGAAAATAATATGAACGATTCTTATGTTTTTAATGCCCTTGATGATGCTATTGTAGTAGAAGAGATGGCTGTACTTATTGTAAATGAAGTTAATAATGCCTCTACAGCATTAATGGTAATCAATAAACAACAATCCAAATCGGATAATGATGCTACCGCTACAGATAATAAGAAAGATGATAAATCTTCTGATAGTGAAAAGAAACCACCTGTAGTTAAAGAGGGTATCTTACGTAAATTCTTAGACAAACTAAAAACTATCTTTAGAAAGATTAAAGAGTTTGTAGCTAAATACTTTAGAAAGATTAAAGAGTTTGTGCATAAATACTATAGTAAGTTACGTGATAAGCTTGAAAAGAAAGAAGCTATTATCGCTGGAGCTAAGAAATTACCTGATGATATTAAGTTTAGGGTATTCGGTGGGAAGTCTGCGTTCTTAGCTGATAAAATTTACTTGAAAGATACTGCTGATGTAATTGACTATCATATTCAGGACTTCGTTAAGATTGCCGAAGGTAATGCTACTGGTGTTACTATAAATGGTCATAATACCGATAAAGTATTAGATGATCTTATGAATAATTTTAAAACCAAATCTGAAGATGCTCATACTAAATTAACTACAATTATAGATGTGGGTACAGATGCTGAATATACTAAAGCTGACGTAGTAGAGAATATTGAAAAGATTATCAAGTTCTCTAGAGAGTTTAAATTATCTGATGCTGATAAGTTTGAACGTGAAATTGAACGTAAAGCTGATAAAGCAGTAAACGAACTTGTTAAATTGCGTGGTAAAGTTTTAGTTGACACTAAATTAGTTACTGCTATGAATATGGTAATGAATGCTAACCAAAAGCTTCTATCTAAATTATTAGATGCTCAGGGTAAAATTATCCGTAACCAAGTATTCGTAGCTAAGAGTATTATCAATGCGTGTCTAAATGCAGAATCATTGAAAACTGGTAATACTACAGCACAATAGAACTATACTTTAAAGTAATATACTAACAATAAGGTATAGAGCATTGTAAAATTAACGTTAATTTTATTATTTTTTCTGGAGGTAAAAATGGGTTTTTACACAGAATCTGCTATTATCGATGATAGCGTTGTTTTAGAAAATAAAGAATTATACCAAACAGAATATGGTATTGATGAAATCATGGTTGAATGTGTTGACTTTGATCATGAAGTATTCCAAGATCTTATCCGTTCCGATTTCCGTGAACAACAACTTCTTTCCGAAGGTGCTGAACCTGAAGTTATTGAAGAAAGCATTAAAGAAACTTTGAAAAATGCTTACGACAAAGTAGTTGAATTCATCAAAAAATGGTACGCAAAAATCAAAACTTGGTTGAATGACTTCGTACAAAAAATTATTAGTAAATTCGTTGCTGATAATAAGAAAGTATACGAAAAATACAAAGATGCTGTAGCTAAAAACGAAAAAGCTGGCGAAGCTAAAGTTAAGTTCCCTAAAAATGTAGCATTCGAAGGTATTAAGAAAGACTTCGTTAGTGAAAACATTTTGAAAGGCTTGAATGCTGATAGCAAAGTTGAAGCATTAAGCGTATCTAAACTTGTAGATCAAGTGACTGGTGGTATCGAAGAAACTGAATTCGCTAAAGTTAAAAATAGCGTAGAATCTTTATTGGTTAACGGTAACAGCCTTCAATCTTTACATAAAAATATCCTTAAAAATGTTAAAAAAGCCGCTGATGATTTACAAAAATGGTTTAAAGACAAAGCTAAAGATGATAAAGAATTTGCTAAAGCTAAAGGTGCAGTTAACACAACTATTCGTAATTACACAACTCAAACTAAAGCTAACTTAGAAGCTTTGAAAATCTACTTGAAATGTGCACGTGGCGCTTGGTCTAAAGCGGCTAATCACAAATAATAGATATTCCTGTAAATAAAATTATAAGGTATGGGGTTAATCCTCATACCTTATAATTTTATTTTTTATTTAGGTGGTCCCTATGTATATAAAAACTTTTTCTATAGATGAAGAGAAGATTATACTTATAGACAGTCTACTAGAATCCACCTATACTATGAATTCTATATTAGAAGATACAATGATACAGCAGTTATCAATATCTGAAGGTATGTTTAGTACCGTTAGAAAGATATACAATATCATATCAAAGATTATATCATTCTTTAAGAATCACGTATATAAGTACTTTAAAGTATTTATATCATATTTCAGAAAGTCTAATCAGATAGTCCATAGTATAGTAAATGAGACTATCAATATGCTTAAGAAGATACCGGTTAGTGATTTTATAGATGAGCTGAAGAGTATGCTTACTGTCAACGAATCTATTAATCATAATACAAGTATTCAAAGCTTATCCGATTGGGGTAATGATATAAAAGATTCTCTAAATGATTCTATACTAAGTAATATCAAAGAATTAATATTCTCTCTATCAAAAGAGATATCTAAAAGTGAAAGAGATGATGATAAGATCATGGCTTTACAGAATGATATCCATAACGAAAGAGAACGTATAGTATTCTTATTTAAAGATATGAAACGTAATGCTAATAACCTAAATGCTGATTCTAGTGCTAAATTGATATTACAGTTACGTAATTATGAAAAAGTACGTTCTAGAATGGATGAATCTAAGTTTAGAGATAATATCATTAATGATATCAATGCATACAAATCAGAATTAGAGTATATCTTCAATAATAGCGATGTATCTGAAAATTCTAATATACAAAATATTATAGCTAATAATATAAGCATCTATACGTCATTACAGATGGTTAGATGTGATACTTACTGTAATATTATTAAATCTAGAGACTTAGCTATAAAATCTTTACATTCATTATTAAGTAACAAACTTAGTGCTTAATGAGGTAACTTATGGAAAATAAACAATTCTCCTTTAGTTATATTATGGACGCTACTGATAATAAGTTGGTTACGGGTAAATGTGATATTTCTCGTAAACAATTTATGTATTCTTTGGTAGAAGATATCCGTAACCACGAAGCTAAAGGATTACAAGAATTTTATCGTGGTGTATTAAACGCTGATGGTAATGTAGTCAAATACAAAGCCGTAAGTGAAAACCTATATAACGTATACCGTAAGAACTTAAAGTCTATTGTAGAAGCATATGGTAAATCCTATAATGATGCTGTATCTACATTGGCTTATGTAAGTTCTAAAGATAAACGTTTCTTAAAAGAATTTGCTAACCAAGCTGACTGTAAAGGACTTAAGCTTAAGAAGTTATTCTTCGAAGAAGCTAAGTATACTCCAGCAGTTAAAGATGCTTTCAAATCTATTAGCAAAATCTATGAAAACTTCTACCATAACTCTAAAGAAGATCTTGATGGTGTAATTAAAACTGTCAATGAAAATTTCAACGTATTAGAGTCTGGTATTCGTGGTTCTGTAATGGGTAAAGAAGATCATTTGACTTATATGCAATTGATCGAGAAAGTCGAAAACCCTGTTACTGAAACTCGTGAAGTTACTTTAGAAGATGCTAGTGAATTATTGAAAACACTAGATACTAATAAGAAAGAAAAGCTTACTGATCTTAAGACTGGTAAAGAAAATGCTATCAAAGAATATGACTATATCTTTGGTAAATTAGATTCCATGAAGATTGGTGAAATCAATCCTGATACTGTACGTGAAGTAGCTAAGCTTGAACAAGCTTTGTTACATCAATTACAAGAAATGGCATTGACTGATTTGTACAAATACAATAACGCTATCTTCTTGGCTGAAAAAGCTATTGAATCTGATCGTGTAACTTTGCTTAAAGCTATTTACTTAACAGCACCAGAAGCTATTTCTAAAAACTCTGATATCAAATTAGCTACTTCTCTTGTAGCATTGACTTCTAGTGATAAAGATGGTTTAGCTGAAATTGAACACTTGATCAAATTAAGTGAAACAACTGTAAATCTTGAAGCATGTATTCTTGAAGCATCCGTATTTGCTAAGAATATTGATGTGGAAAACAAACTTCAACGAATCAACGAAGGTGTAGCTGATAAATTCTCTGGTTTCTTAAATAAGATTAAAGAATTTATCCAAAATATCTTTAACAAATGCGTTGAATGGTTCAAGAAGTTTAATGGTATCTCTAAAGAATTCATCCAAAAGAATATGGCTCTTATGGATAAAGAATTCAAAGCAGTTAGTGATCTAAAAATGTTTAACTACGATAAAGCTAAACCTAATTTAGAGAACGCTGGTTTAATTAATGGCGTATCTGCTAAAATTACTTCTGATTTACAAGCAGTAAACAGCGGTTCTAAATCCGTAGATGATGCTATTAAAGAATTAGAAAACTCTTTAGTTGGTAATACTGCTGGGGATAACTTCAAAGATAGATGTAAAGTATTCTTCTTCGGTTCTAAAGAAGTTGAACCATACCAAATTAAGAGTATGAAAACTCTTGCTGAATACTGCTTGAATGCTGATAATATGATTAAGTTATTCGAATCTGATAAAAATAAAGCTTTAGCTGATGTAGATAACTTGATTAAGTTGGTTAATGCTGGTATGGCTAAGAATGAATCTACGTTCTTATATAACGACCAATTATTCTTAGAAGATGATGCTAATGGTGGTAATACTAATACAGGTTCCACTAATAACACAAACCAATCTTCTGGTAATGGCACTAATAACCAACAACAAAAAACAATGGGCGATACTAATAATAATCAAAGTACTTCTGGTACTATCAATGATAACCCAGATAAACCTAAGAACAACGGCGAAGGACAAGCTTATGCTAAACGTGTAACTTCCACTGTTGCAACTTTGATGTCTGTACGTATTGCTGCAGCTGAACGTTTTGCTTCTGACTTCTATAAGTTGATTAAGCAACACGTTAAATACTATAGCGGTGATAATAAAGACGCTGGTAATGGTGATAATAACCAACAACAGCAATCAAATAATCAGCAAAATACAGAAAATAAATAAAAAGATATCCCCATATAGGCATTGCCTATATGGGGATTTTTGTTCTACTTAGTTTTATTAGATGGGAGTTTATTAAATGTAAGAATAGTATTGGCTACGAATGTAGTACCGTTATTATCATATACTTCTTGTTTTGAAACTAGCATATACTCACCACTACGTGTAGTCTTTTCAGTTTCATTACTAATAAGATACTTCAGATTGATATTGAAGATATCATTATCCAATTCTAGTTTATGAACTGTGATAGTAGACTTCTGTAGTTCGATAGCATGCTTAATATTCTTTAAGATATTAATATTATCATTAGGTAAACGAATAATCTTTTGTTTAGCCAATGTCTCTACTGTATCTAAAGCAATACTTACTAAAGACTCACCATCAGAACCTATATCACCTAAATCTTTAAAACTATCAATAGATAATTGTGCACCTTGTTTAATTACATTGAAAGTATCACGCATACTATTAAAGTCTTTCTTAAACATTTGCTTATTATCTACAAACATTTCTTTTGCAGAATCAGCTTGGGATTTAAAGTCTTTAATGACCATATTCCCTCCCTCAAGCAATTTTTGACTGAAGTCAGTAGGGATACCCTGAGCCTTGTCTACAAACGCCTTTATCGTTGCACCAGCATTCCTATTTAGCTTGTTTGAGGCACCCATAGTATTAGTGTCGCTAGCAATTCCTGTGCTATAACTTTTTGCAGACGTAAACATTTCTTGAAATGGTGCTTCAAATTTCTTTAAATGTCTTAAATCTACTGTTTGGTAGTGTCTTAAATCTGGTGGGTCTTGTGGGTTAAGACAGTATGATATCTCTTCAGGCATATTAATTAAAGTATTAGTCACATTACCAATATTTTGAGTCCAACCGCCAAACCCTTTGGAGAACTGAACCATACCCTTATCATGAGTAGAGTCTGTTTTAGCAGCATCTTTCTTAAAATCCCAACAAGTAGTCTGTAATCCACTTAGGTTATCTTGGAAGTTTATAGGTTTAATACCACCGACATAATTTTGTGTCCCTTCGATATTATATATTTGACCAGTATATGCTTTTACATACTCATCAAAGTTAGGGATACATTTATTGATATATTTACCGTACTTATCATTAGCACCATTAATCTCTGTAATGATATTCTTTACATCTTCTATTTGCCCTAACTGTTGTAGTGCTTCCTGTGGTAAAGATGCTATAGTTGCTTTAGTCTGATTGTATAAATCTAGAGATGTGGTTTTAAATTCATCTACTTGCTCTTTCATTTCAATCATTCTACCCTTAATCTCATATGTAGTTCTATGGATATTCTGTACTACATTACGTACTTGTCCAGAGAAGACTTTTACGTTATCCATAATATTAAGGATATTCTTATAAGCACCTAGGATACCGCCAAATCCTTTATGTTTCTTTAAGAAAGATTCTTGCTTCTGTTTAGATGCATCTACTACAGCAGCAATACCTTCCATAGACTTATCTACCATATCATCATTGTTGAAATTGGTATCATTCATAGGCACAATCATACTGTATGCTTTATCTTTGTCATCAGTTTCAATGCCACGAACCATACCCTCATTACTCATTAATGGTTTAATGTCTATTTTGATGGTTGGGAATCTATCATTCTTACGTAATACAGATTTGCCAGCCTTAGATACTAAGTAAGTATTGTCAAAATCCATAAAGAATCTATAACCAGTGTCATAGAATACTTTTACATTATTTAAGTAGTCTATAGACTTAGATAGTGATTCTTTAGGGGATAAGATTAACTGTGGTACGGTATCTTTATAATCAAACGGTTCCATCAATAATGGAATACCATTGTTTAAGAGCTGTAATACAATATCTTGCATACTAGAATCATATGTGGTTAGGTTAGCTGGTTTTTGTAATGCATCAGCTAAGCGTTTAGACACCATGCCTACTCTGATGAGTCTAAATTTATCTTTACTTTCGGCCTCTTCTTTAGTTGGTGCAGTATTATCCCATTTCTTATTAGGGTTTACATCACCCTCGATAAGATACGTACATTCTTCTTTAATATAAGCCTCTACGATGTTTGTAGTGGATAATGTATTTGTGTTTTTCTTAGTTACTGTCAATACCATAGTAGAGTCTTTATTGTCTTTGATCATCAAATCTACTATATTTGTATCGACACTCATAGTTACCGTTACTATCGGCATATTAAGATTATCATATTCTTTATTGATGATAATCTGTTTTATATTCTCTTGCTCTATAGGATAAGACTTAATACTGCTACCACTACGGTGGTTAAAGTCTATCCTAGCCATATATTCATAAGTGAGCTGCATATGTATCACCTCAAGAAAAAAATAAAGTACAAGGACCGATAGTGGCCCTTGTACTAGAATGTTGAGGATTATAATCTAGTTAGATCTAATGGGTGGTTAGTAAAATACTTATTATTAAGACTCTTAACCATATCAGGATCTATTAGATTTACATTCCATCTGATATCCTCAACTGGTTTACCAGCTAATATATACTTATTGTATTGATGTAATACATCAACTGCTTTAAAGTTACTGAATACCTTATTAGGATCTAAGTTCTTATTCAATAACTGACATAACTCAGCTATATCAGCAAAGCTACTAATATAATTAGTACGTTTATGAGCTAAGAACTGTGGTACTACTTTAATAATCTTATCAGTTCGTATACCTGTACCACTTACACTACGTTGTCTTACCCCTAATAATGCCATAATTAAACTTAAAGCATCTCTAGGTATAGTATCAATAAGATCAGGTTCAGAAATAGCACGTTTAAGACTACTGATGTATTCTGCTACACAGTTATCGATATTAATAGCTTTACACTCTAACTCACCAAATCTATATAAGTGTTTAACTTGTACAGTCTGTGTCATAGATATAGGAATCAATTGATGATTCATTACTGATCTACTTAGAATGATATTTGGATTATAGTTACCACTAGCAAACTCATCACTCATAATAGAGTATATTGATACTGATGGGTCTACTGGAGCCTCAATAAAGTATACATCTGGAAGATACTTACAAAGTATATTTAATACGTACATATTATGCTCAAGATATTCTTTGATACCTATAGCCATATCATAATCAGCCAGTGAGTTCTGATTATAAGTTGGTAGTTCTTCTACAGCTGTAGGGAAATATCCTGTGGTATAGATTAGGAAGATCTTTGTATGTACACCAAAGTATCTTCTATAAAAATCTCTATAATGACCAACTAAGTTAGTCACATATGCTACTAAGTCATGTTTAGCTATAAGAAGCATATTATTCTTATAAAAGTCTCTAAAGATATGATACAGGTCAATATAAATATTCAAACCTGTAGCATCACTATTAGCAAACTCTCTAATGGTTAAGTCGTTTAGTGCTCGGTAAGGAATCATATTAGATATAATGATTCCTTCGACACTAGCTTTATAACGTGATTGTAATTCTTGCATTGTCTATTACCTCCTATAGTTATAATATATAACTAATTAGGCATTTCCACAATACTTACAATGCACAGAGTTTCTTAACTTACGTAAACATGTATTACATATAGGGGTAGAGAATCCCTTAGGCGGAGATGATTGTGTTTTACCACAGATGATACAAGTAAATGGTAAGCGTTCAGCTTTAGCTAATCGCTCTAGACAGCTATCGCAAAACATTAGTTTCATATCACGTACATCACGTTGGTCTATCTTATGGCATGCTTGACATTCAAAATCCCAGTATTGTACATAACCAGGATCTTCATTATCAAATTTACATGTTTCCCAAATACATCTACCATTATTATTTAAGTATACACAAGTTTTTCTTTCACATTTCTCAAACTGTTCATAAGGGGGTTGTGTATCACCTTTTAGTTTGTTTTCTTCGGATTGACCGCTACCAAAACTCATTTCTTTTCACCAGATTTCTTTTTATTACTACGACGACGGCGTCTAGGTTTAGTACGTTTTTCCTCTTTAGGTTTGAAATTATTACCCTTAACGATATTAAATACAATATCATCTGGAATATCCGCATCAGGTAAAGTATTATCATAAATAGGAGAGATGTCTTTATCACGTTTAAGGTTCTTTTGTTTTTCTTTGAACTCATCAACACATTTGATTAGCTCATCATGACATTTATCCTTATTGATTTTGTGTGCCACATCTTTTAATGTTTCATTAGCAGATTTCTTATCATACCAATTATCAATCTTATTGTCGACTTCTTTGATTTCTTCTTTAGTTAACTTTAGTTCATCCTCATCTAAACCCAATGGCATAAGCATATTATCAACACTATTTATTGATACAACATCACCATCAGTATCAGCTTTAACTTCAGGTTTAGGTGGCGGATTTGGTCTAACTGGTATTGGACGTACTGGCGTACCATTAATCTTAATAGGTGGTTCTTCTTCAGGAGGTTTTATACATACGTTATCATTTACACCTGGTGGTGTAGTGCCCTTAGGAACATAGAAAGTTGGACCATTTGGTGCACTATAAATATCATACTCTTCTTTAGGTTTACCTTTAATTTTTTGGATTGCTCGTTTAATCCAAGTATTAATCATCTTAAACATATTAAACTCTCCTTACTTCACAATATAATCTATATCCATAGATATGCCCTGATTCTCCAGGGATTTGGTAATACCTTTGGCTTGTTTCTTAGTATATACTTTATCCATAAAGTATATATCTATTTCAACCCTAGGTTTTACCGAATAGAATCTTCGTACAGAACCATCTACAACTAGAGTATCGTCTAACCAGATATTGGAATTAAACATATCAGAATACTTCTTACCAATATTATCCCAGTCTGGTTTAGATAGTGGTCTTATTAAACCAACTTCAGCTAATGCTGTCTCTTTCTTATTAAAATATTGTGGTGTTTTAAGATAAGCATTAAACTCTACTATAGTTGGAGTATAAAGCATTTGCTGTATTTGATTTAGCTCACCAGAGTCTATCATACGACGCATACTACTATTATCTTCTAAACCTGTTGGAGAATACACTTTAACAAAAGATCCATTACTTAAAGCAGCATTTGCCAAGTTATATCTATTAACTAATTGGAACCTTGGTCTAGGTGCACCCTCTGGTTCTTCATATAATACAACTTTAATATGACTATACTGTATATCATCTATAGCATTATGATATGCTTCCATAATTTCAACTTGCTGTTTACTATTAATACCTAACTCATCAGAAATATATTGTAATCTTTCTTGGTGATTGTCAGGTATAATACCATACTTTTCTTCATACTGAAGAAGTTTCTCGTGTCTTGTTTTTCGTTTCATCGTATAAGCATCCTCCTTTCTGTAAATAAAACCCCGATAAGACGCTTATGGTCTTATCGGGATGTTTTTGTTCTTATATAATATTAATTGTACATGTGTAGAATTCTATTCATAACTGATTGAGTTAGTGCTTGCATTGGACCATTGGAAAGTAGTTGTTTAGCTTGACCAGTCATGGACCAATAAGCTAATCTAAATGCACGACCAATATCAGTTTGGTTGATGTTTACACCAGCCATATTAGCTAGATAAGTCAATGCATTTACATTTTTCAAAGAACTTTCCATAGATAGGTTACCAGATAGGTCTCCAATTACATCTGGAGCAATGATATTCATACTATGATATAAGTCTTTGATATCAATAGATACATCTACTACAGTTGGTAGACCATCAATAGTCCAACCACCATCTGTACCCTTAGTAATAGATAAAGAACCAATCATTCCACTATCAATACTAAAGAACCCTTTATAGAATGCTCTAACTAGGAATGGTGATGCATATCCATTAGCCCCCATTTGTCTTGGTGCAGACATACAGATTAAGTGGATTAATGGTGCACCTATATTTAGGAACCAGCTATATTTATCAAAGTCTGGTGTAGTTAATTTGATATTAACTGTATAGCTTACACTATGACTAGAGTCTGACCAGATTTCTGGGAATACAAGTTTACCACCAGCAAATACAGTTTTAGCACCAGTCTTTAAGTTGTCAATAAAAGAACCAATACCGCCAAACATGCTATCACCAGCATTGTTACCAGATGCTGTATTATTGATTACATTACCACTATCAGTATTAGCATTATCATAGAATGAGATATTACTTAGACCAGTAATGAATTGTAGCTCTCTAACCATACCAGACATCTCATTTACTTTAGCAGCTAATTGAGATTGTGTTGTATCATTACTAAAAGACTCAGAAATAGATGTCTCAGAGTTAAGATAGAATGCTACAGCACCATAATATGATAGCTGTCTAGATAGAGATGAAGACGATGTTAAAGTGGACCAATCAAAGTTACCAATCTTACCACCATAAGGTGAATCCTCGTCAGATATACCGAGGTATGCAGCTAAGGCATTAGTCATAGCATTTACATAAGTAAAATACTCTTTCTTGGCAAATCTTAGCTGATAATATTTAGTCTCTTTACCCTTACCAATAATACCATCAGCTAAGGATTGTAAAGAGATACCATCAGCACCACCAGATAATTTCTGAATCAAAGCATTCTTTTCTTTACTAGAATAGCCAGCTAAGAATTCAGGCAGTCCAGGGGTAAGAATTAATAATGGTATTTTAGATGCTATCTTAGCACCAAAAGTTCTACCAATATTAGTTCCAGGTATACGTCTATCAGCTATGTCCATCCATTGATATGGCATACCGAATACACGATATAGTTGGGCTGTATCAAACTCATGCATATTGATATTATATGCATTAAAGTTTGTAGCCGCTGCCATCTCTTCAGTAGACGCTAATGAATCATCATATTCACGTTTCTGACCAGCAGCTACATCTTTACCAGAGTTCTTGATAATGGCTTCTCTACCTGCTTTATAACCTTGCTCTAAAGTCATACCAGCATTACCTTGGCCTGCTACTGATTTGATTGGACTAGCGTTAGCATTCTTGGTACTACCATTAGAGTAGTCTACAGCAGTACCAGCTACACCTAACTCAGTAACAATATTACCTTTAATCATCTTTTGGTTTTCAGCACTACCAGTACCCCAATAACCAGCAGAGACCTCTGCGGCTTTCTGGCGAATTGTAGCCTGTTCTTGAGCACTCATACCACTATAGTTAGATATTTCTTTAGCCATACGATAATACTCAATTTCACCATCAGTCATCTTATCTGTACCAAGACGTTCAGCAGCCTCAGTAAACATTTTATAGTTTGCTAAGTCTGTTTGGTTGAATGGTTTACCCATAGCAAGTTTTTCTGTACTACTAGAATTGAGTACAGCAGCCATAGTTTTCTTGAGTTTGGTGGCATCTCTACCGATACCATCCAAACCCTCATTACGTAAGTTATTTAATGATTTATCTGCCATATCGGTAGCAGAAGATGCCACTTTGAAGTAAATATCCAGGGGCAGTGCAGCTTCCCCGTTTATTTTCCCCGATATGGATCCTCTTCGGCTTTAGCACGTGCTTTGGCATACATACCATCAGCATTAGAGTTATTGTATTTAGCATATGGGTCATATTGTTTAATCATAACCAATGTTTTAGTTGGAATCCATTGGTTAATACCATTTTTAACTTTATGACCTAATAGTGTCAATTTGCGAGAAGAGTCAAGCATATAAACTACATGATAGCAGTTTGGTAAGCAAAGCTCTTTAGCGATTTTTTGACCATAAGCATTTACAGAACCTGGTTTAATACCAACGATATCGTTATATTTCAACGTACGATAATCTACTGGTGGGTATTGAGAGATATTAGAAGTATCTTCTTCTAAATAATCAAATGTACCATATGTAGAAGAGATACGTACCCAGCGTTCAGCTTTATTTGGTTCACTAACACGACCCCAAACACCTTCACGTTCTTTAGGAACTTCTGGTGGAGTTGCATAAATAATACCAGGAGCAAATTCGTAAATATTTACGGATTCACCTGGACGTACGAATGCACGCATAAGACCACGATCATCTGGAGTCTCACGTACATATAAAGGTTTTTTGCTTGTATTGACATACACTTTATACTCAACCTTTTTTTCAGAGGTTGTATTATCAGTAGTTGGCATATGTATTACCTCCCGTAATAATAAAAATAAAAATTTAATAAGATGTTCCCACTAGGCCAATTTCCAGACCTAGTGGGTTAATCTTATATTATAGTTCAGGGTCCCAAGGGATACCCATAATATCTTTTACATGCCGACTAAGTTCAACAAGAACTTTATTAGCAGCTACCATAAGAGGTACAGACGCAACCATACGGCCATTTACAGAATGGACAGCAAGAAGCGAATGTACTTTCTCATTTTTACGATATTCACTTACAGGCTCTTTGCCTTTAGGGAAGATAGATTTTACTACACCTTTAAGAGCAGAGTAGTATACTAACTTATCACCTACACCCATAGTATCTTCGTATTTAACGTAGAACTCTATACGTACTTTATCTTCAGCATGTTTAAGTTTACCTGTAGTTGGAAGCTTACCAGTAGAGTCGTATTCCTTAGTGGATATATTCATCTTTTCAAGATGCTTCTTAGTTTTATTGATTTTAGATTCATATTCCTCTACAGTCTTACGTAATGTAGGAGATAATTCTTCTAATTCATTAGTACGATAAATCTTAATACCTTGAAGTACGCCAGTAACTTTAGATTTGATTTTAACTTTACCTAAATCATTTACTTCATCACCATCTATCTTAAGTTTAGCTAAGATATCATTAGATGTCTCATCATCAGATGCAATTTGATAAGTAAATAAAGTATCACCCTCTTGTACTTGAGTTCCTACTTTAGCAATAAAGTCTACAGTATCTTCTTTATTGACCATTACATCGATCTGTAATAATACATCAGATGTCATATCTTCGGATAATTTATCAGAGATGATAGCACTATCCTCGAAACCTTCATCTGTATTCATAATAGCGATCTTAGTTAAAGTGCCGATATTATAAGATAAGTTACCAGTACCAACGTTATCAGAATAGCTAGATTTATCATAAGCTATAATATCTCCAGCTTTAACTTTAGATCCTACTTTAAGATCAGTATCTAGTTTAAGATTTACATAGAAACCACCATCAGAGTTCTTCTCAATACGGTTACGTAAATCAACGTGTTCAACTATACCTTGATCTATGTATCTTACGATCATATAGTCATCAGTTAATTCTGCAATTACACCATTATGCTTAGCTTTAAATGCGAATGTATCAGACGTCATATATGGTAATGCTTGGTCTGCACCATTAGTTAATAATAATGGGTCACTACGTCTAGTTCTCATACCATGTTTAGACGTTTGAATAAATGTCATAGCTGTACGGAACGGATCATCATGTGTAGTTCCTAATGGAGTCAATGCTTCTGTAATAGATAGAGTATTAACATCATTCATCTTAGACTCTTCATTCTTATTATTGTATATATAGCCACGAGTATCATTAATAGCCATATTAATAGTAGTCTGTCTATTAATACCTACATTACCAGCAAAGCCTGTAGACATTGCTAGTTTATTAACCATGGATTTATCATAAGTACGTTTCTCTAGATTATAAGATCTATCAGAGTTCAGACCAGATAACCCTTTAAATGTAACCGTATTAGCAGTTTCCATTTCAAGCAATGGTGTTAAGATACTCAAATCAGATGCCGTAGAATCAGATAAAGTGAGATCTATTACAGCAGAGCGTTTGATAAACATCTTGCTGTCAGTTCTACCATTTTTATATTCAGCTAAGAATAATTGATATGATGTAGCTAAAGACTTATATACAAAGTGAGCAATACGTTCATTAGTACGGAAACGATTACCAGTAATATCAGTATGCTTATTATACTGATTATCTGCTAATAGACTACTTGCATAACCTAATGCTGTAATATAATCAGTTGGGAGATTATACTTTCTACATACATCACATGTGATAGGGTCCATCATTAAGTTATAGAATGCGTCTAAACCATTGGCTTTAATTCTACCACCGTATTGATCCAATATATCTAACCACATAGCTACACCATTAGTCTCAGCTATAGTATAGTCTTCAGTATTAATTTCAAATAGACCAGATACTAATAGTGAAGTCTCTGGTGAGCTATCATAAGTTAAGAAACCGTCTTTGAACTTAATATAGTTTTTATCTACAGTTGGTCTTTTCTCCTGAACTGTCCATTGCACTTTAGCTCTATTTAAAGCCTCAGATAAACCTACAGAATAAGCCATTACACAAATAACTGGAATATTCATTTGGTTAATAGATGCTCTAGAGTGTGCTACAGTTTTACCTTGTTTATAGTATTTCTTAAACTGCTCTTGGAATGCTTCATCAGACATAAGCTTACTATTAATCATGGTAACTACATTATCATCTTCAGCTGCTAGTATAGTCTTATCTTTAGTATTGATGCCATAAGCCAGTATACCATCAGATTGGTCTTTATATTCAGGTGCATTACGTAGCTCATCTTGGTTAAAGAAGATCTTAGTACCGTCTTTAAACTCAATATAAGAGAATTGGGATGCCATATCAATATATTCCATAGGGAGAATATACTTAGCTGTAATTTTCAAGTTAGATCCAGTAGTGATCTTCTTGATAGTAGTACAACCTTTATATTTATTTTCTAAGATTTTATATAAAGATCTGATAATTGCTGCAGTCAAGTTAGTAGACTTACCCTGTTGACCATATTTATTAATCATAATCTTATTATAGTTAGTAACCAACTGAGATGTAGTTGGTCCAGTCTTAACTATAGGGATATTGATTAATTGTCCAGAGATAGTTTTATCATTACCACGTAACCGCATAAAACGATTATCTATCAACTTAGGTACATCGAATGTAAGATTATGTCTTGTACCATTGGCATCCTCTAGTTGTACACGATATGTCCAGATAGAATCTTCTGATGTAGATGTATCATCTTTATCTATCTTGATTATAGACATAGGGATTGTCTTATTTTCAGAGAATGCATAGATAGCTCTAACTATATCAGCATCTAAGTCATACTGTTTATCGAAGTTGACTTTCTTTAAACCTCCCCATTGATCGTCAATAGATTCTACTTGAGGGATATCTGTAGTACGTAACGGTTGCTCAGCACTATCTTCAAGTAATTGAGATATAGGTTTATTATTAAGACTGGACTTTAAGAACTTATCATTCAATAAATCCATACGTTTACGTCTAGCTTGAGAGATATCTATTGTAGTATGTCTTGTCTCTTGTGCTTTAAGTAAAGCTACTTTAAGATTGACTTCTTCTTCAGCTTTCTTAATAGCTTCAGCTTCATCTGAAGAAGCATTTACAATATCATTAAGCTGATTAGATAAATCTTCTTGAGCTTTCTCTTCTTCTTTAGAAGATTCAGGGTCTAATGGTTTTGCTTCTGGTTCTTTAGGTTTATCTATATCAACTACATCAGCTTTTCTAACGTCTTTAATTATATTAGATTTAGATCCATCTACATTATTAATTTGGATACCAGATTGTCTTTCGATAGCATCAGCAACTTTGATTTTGATCTCCTCTTTGTTTTCACGTTCAGTATCTTCAACTGGTTCTTTCATAATCAGTTTGCGGATATTTTGTTTAAACTTTGAGATAGCATAATTATCAAAATCGTCAAAGTTGACTTTAAACCATCCAGTTTTACCTAAGAAGATAAAATCAACCCCTTTAAAGTATTCTAGTTCATATGAACTAGTAGTATATAATCTAGTTATAATAGAGAAGATATTGATATCTTTAGTGATACTAAATAAACTAGATAGGTCAGCATCTTTACCCCAATCATGTACTGGAACAATAACTGTCTTCTTAGTATATGAGCTAAGTCGTTTATCATTAATGAATCTAGCCATTAATGTAAATAAGATATCAGTGCCATAATCTTTAGGGAATTTCTTATTATACTTATTCGTAAAGAATGCATCAGTATAATACGTTAAATCATAGAATAGATTTCTATTCATATACTTGTCTATAGTTAGTCTAGTCATAGCTATATTAGGGAATTTTTCCATAATAGTTTCATAGTATGCTAAGACTTCTTTCCTATTTCTAAAACGCTCTCTATGTAGCATTTGAGTTAGACGTTTATTAGTCATAGGACCTTCTACGGATTCACCAAATAGAATCAATTGATCGCTAGTTTGGATATAGTCTTCATTGATAATGGACTGCCCTTCACGTACAATATCTAAATCTGGTTGGTAATCTAGTAACTCACCAGATTCAGTTTGTACTTGTCTTAATGGTGTGATATAATAGCCATAGTTTGGTTCTACATAGTATGAACTAAACATAGATAAGTTCTCAATCAATGGAGATTCCATTATATCTTTTACACCATCGAAAGATTTAGCCATAAGAAATATACAACTACCAAAACGTTTATTCTTCTTATTGATAGGGGTATAAAACTTAGAGTTTATTAATCGTAAAGGCTGTATACGGTCTATTAAGATAGCCATTCTAATAACCTCCAATTTTGTTAATTCTGAGTATATTATTCGTTTAATAGCCTGTTGAGGGTGTACTCTTATAGAGTCTAAATTTCACCTAACACTCATATAGAGTAAATAATATAAGCTAGTTATATTATTTAATACTGTACGGGATCCATTGGAGTAATGAATATCACTTAGGTTCTAAACGTTATAGCTATATATCAATCAAATTATTTATCTACGTAAAGACCATAGGGTCTAATTAAAAAATATTTTATATAGTTACCATACTCTGTATAATATATGTCAAGACATACAAATGTGTAATAGTGTATCACATTATTAAACCTCTATTTTGCACACAGTTGATTGGTTTTAGTTATAAATTAGACCCTGAAGTTGTAAGGGGATTAAACAGTTAGTATTAAACAATTATAGGTATCTTATACGACGTTACTCATTCTTCTTCGGCTATCCCTGTGGTAGGGTCTTCAATTTCAACCCAAAAAATATACTAACCGTATATATGATTAATATAAATCAGCTAACTACCACAAATAGCATGTCAGGGTTATGATATTCATAACTTAAAATATACTTGATCACACATAAAGGCCCCTATAGGATTTAGATGTCCTATAGGGGCTTTTTATGTTTTTTAATAAATTATTACTAGATAAACAGGTTATTAATCTTATATAGCCTAAGTGAGGTACAGTTATGACTGATAAGAGTAAAAAGGGTACGTTAGAATCGGGAAATATGAGCTTTATTGATTTCTTAAATCAGAGCTCTCCTATTGAATTGAATGAGTTTCTCAAAAACAAGGGGAAACGAAAAGTAAGATCAATGTTTATACGTCTATAAGACTTATAATAAACTAATTTTCTTTATGGAGGAAACAAACAATGAATACTGTAAAAGAATTAATGGGTCAAATCAAAGCTGAATTGAAACATGCTTCTGCATCTAATAAAGACGAAGCACGTGTAATGGCTGCTATGCTTAATGACACTGATTTCAAAGTTGGTGTATATGATTCTACTGGTAAAGTTGGTGAAGTATGTATCGCTGATGACTACCGTAATATCTTAGCTAATGCTATCTCTTCTACAACTAAAATCTCTAAAGAAGAAGCTACTGTATTGGCTGCTGGTTATGAAGCTAAGAAAGCAGACGCTGAACGTATGTTAAATATCGTTAAAACTTTCCCATTCGAATATATGCGTAATACTGGTCGTACTTTCAAATTAGGTGGCCGTGAAAAATCCAATATTACATTATCCTTCAAAGATGTACAAGCTTCTACTCGTTCTTTCCCTAAACAAGAAGGTATTGACAAAGATGGTAAAGCTATCTATGTTAAAACTGAAGTCAAAGTTCCTGGTTATGAAAGTATCAAAGTTCAAAACCCTTGCCCAGCTTGGGTAAAAAAATAATATAACTATAACAAAATAGTGAGTAGAAGTATAATGCCATCGCCAAGAATACGAGCAATTATAATTATACTCACATTGAATTTCTTCCTAGGTGGTAGGGTGCTTACCATACCTCTAGCCAACCTTACTATCTAGGTAGGATTCCTCTTATAGTTAATAATAACCCCTATTCTAACTTAACTCCAAGCTATACCCCATATAGGCACTGTCCTATATGGGGTATTTGCCGTCTCTCAGAACACACCATTAATCCAAGAAAGGAGGAATACACTCTTGGCAAAAGTTAAAATTACTAACTATCTAAAGAACCTAGGTAAATCTTTAGTATTTGCTACAGTAGAGGATACTATTAAAGCTGAAATGCCTTCGGCTACAGAGTTCTTATCTACTAATGCCGATACAATGAAGAGTGTTTACCATGGTGTCAAGGATTATAAAACTACAGTCAAACGTGCCGGTCAAATGATTACTGGTACGGGCCTATATCAAGTAGGTGACCATACGTTTAAATCTGCTTTAGAAGACCTCAAAACTGGTAATTTCTATAACCAGCAACGTGGTGATGACTTAATGATGAAGTCAATGGGTATGGATGATTTTGATATGGATTTCGATGATGATTTCTCCATGGATTCTGACGATAGTCCTAGTCTTGATCATGATACTGAGGCCACAATACAAACTATAGAAGCTAGTACTGCGGCTAGTACAAATGCTATTGCTGGCGCTACAGTAAAAAGTGCAGAGCATGTGGCTGGTACAGTACGTCAAAGTACAGCTCTTATGTTTGCCCAACAAGAGAAACTATTCTCTGGGTTAAATAATAACCTATTAGGTATGCATGGTACTTTAAATAATATCATGGCATTTAATCAAGGTAACTTACAGGCTCACTTAGAGAACTCTCGTAAATACTTTGAAGAGTCTTCTCAGCTTAATCGTGAAAATAATGCTATCTTAAAAGAAATGCTAGATATGCAACGTCATGATTTCCAAGCTAGACTAAAAGCTAAAGAAGAAGCAGAGAAGCGTGGTAAAGAGAAGTTTGATATTACTAATATCATGGGTTCTAATGGTGGCGTTGATTTATCAGCATACTTTACTAATATTAAAAAGAATGCACAAGATGAATTGGATGCATCACCTATTGGTATCCTTGCAGGTATGGAACCAGATCAATTAAAGATGATGCTATCTAACCCATTATCTTTTATACCTATCGCTATTGGTCAAGGTATAATTGGGAAGAATGTTCGTGCTCAAATGAAAAAACTAGATAAGACCTTATCTGGTACATTCTCACATATGCTTGCAGAACTCCATAAAGCTGGACAAGAGCGTGATGGCATTACTGGTATCATAGGGCGTATATTTGGTGCTAGACAACAAATGGTTACTGGTCTTAAAACAGATAAATTCGAAAAAGGACCAATACCATTTGATGGTATAACTAAGAAAGCAATTATAGACGTTATTCCTGGTCACTTAGCTAGAATTGAAGCTGCGTTAACAGGTAATTCCGCTCCAGTATACGACTATAATTCAGGTAAATGGACTACTATGGCTAAAATTAAAGAGCGTAAAGATGAGATGGAAAAATATACTAAATCATCAGCACTCTCTGAATTTAAAACCCAAATGGAAAAAGGTGCCATTACTGGTGGTGTAACTAAAGATATTGATGCTATAGGTAGTAAGAAAGAATTCTTAGAAGAGTTAGCCGAATACTTCTATAAAAATCAAACTATTAGTGGATATAATGGTAAATATAAAGACGTTGCAAATAAAGCATGGGATAATGCTGATATGTCAACTGCTACTAAAGAAGTATATGATGCTATTTCTAGCTTTAATAGGATGATGTCATCTATTGAAAACACCCCTCATGATACTATGCTTAAACTGTTTGATGGCTCTCAAAATTTTGCAGGTAAGCAAGGTAAAGGTGGGAACCTTACTGGAGCAAGCTTATTGACCGATTCTGATGGGAATGGTGCTATATATTATTTAAAAAATATATGGGAAGAGCTTAAAGGTATAAGAGAATTCTCTGGTGGTTTTGGTGGAAGAAAACGTAAAACAAAAACCACCAAATCTAAATACAAACGGGGTTCTAATACTAATAAAGCACATACATCATCCGATTCTAAAACACAATCATCATCAGATGATGGAGATGTACCCATACTTGGTGATGAAAATACATGGGCTGAATCTGCAGATGATGTAGATTATTCTAATGATGACTTAAAACCTGATGGTACAAATGTTTTAGATGAAATATTTGGAGATGAATCTGCTACAGCTGCCGATAAATTTAAAAACGTTCTTAAGGCATTATATAAATCACCACGAAGTGTTGTTGCTGGTGCTGTAGGTATGGTGGATAAGCATATCTACAAATTCTTCTTTAAGCAAGATACTGGTCTTAAAGATAAAGAAGGTAAACCTGTTGTTGGATTCTTCAACCGTATGGTTTATCAAATGGATAAGACGTTTAATACGGTAGTCGATACTTTAAAGAAGAAAATATTAGATCCATTTAAATCTAAAGCCAAAAAAGCATGGAATAATACTAAAGAATTCTTTGGTGGATTTGTTGATGAGGATGATAGAGAGTCATTCAGACAATCATATGAAGATTCTAAGGGTGGTTTCTTCGGTTCCGTTAAAGAGCAATTTTCATCAGTAAAAGATGACATTTTCGGTAGTGATAAAGAAATGGAAATGGCTTCTTTAAGTAAAGAATCTCGCAAAGCCTTTTTAGATAGATTGAATGTGGCTCTTAGTAACGCTAGAACTAAGGGTGAAGAAGATCAAATTAAACGGCGTATTAAGAGAGCCGAGCAGTTATTTAAAGAAAAAGAACGAGAAGAGAATAAAGCAAAAGAAGATGTAGCCCAAAACTATAATGGTACATTAAATGTACCGGCATATTCTTTGACTACAGTATCTCCTGGTGAAGCTATTATTCCTGCTGATCAAAATCCATTCAACCCTGATATAGATAAGGCTAGTCGTAGCCGAGACCGTTATGAGGAAAATAAATTAAAACGTAAATTTATTGGAGCTGACGGTCAAGAAATTTTATCACATGCTGACGGAACATCTGCATTTGGTAAAATGGGTAAAGCTGCGCGTGGTAGACTGAATCTCTTATGGAAAGATGGTTTTGGCCGTATCGGTGATTTAATTAAAGAAACTTTAGGTTCCGATGCTTTTAAAAACTGGTCAGAAAAAGATAAGCAGTTGTTTATGGATCCAGCAAAACTTGCAGGTAAAGCTACTGCTGGTGGTGGAGCTGGTTCGTTAATTGGTACATTATTCGCTCCAGGCATCGGTACTATTATTGGTGGTTTAGCTGGTGCGGCTGGAAATATTTTAAAAGAATCAGAAACATTAAAAGGGTGGTTATTTGGTCAAATTGGCGAAGATGGTGCTCGTCAAGGTGGTGTGTTCTCTCGTAAGACACAAGCCTTAATGAAGAAATATCTTCCTGATATGGGTGCATGGGGTACTGTAGGTTCAGTTGCTGGTTTATTAACTGGTTTTGGTCCTGTTGGTGGTACTATGCTTGGTGCTGCTATTGGCTTCGCTAAGAATAACCAATCTATCTCTGATAAATTATTCGGTACGCAGTTAAAAGACAAAGACGGTCGTATACTCGGTCGTGCTAATAACGGTATTATCTCTAAGAAACAACAAGCTTTCTTAAAGAAATCTTATAAAACTATGCTTCCTGGTGCTATTGCTGGTTTAGTTATGGACCCAACTGGTGGTTTCTTAACCAATATCGCATTCGGTGCTGGTGGCAGTCTATTACTTACTTCTGATAAATTCCAAAACTTCATGTTAGGTAAACGTGGTTTTGACGGTAAACGTCGTGGTGGTGTATTAGGTAAGATCGAAACAATGCTTACTTCGCCAATCAAAGCATTTGCTAAATCTATCACAGATACCAAGAAGGGTTGGATTGGTTCTGCTATCGTAAAGCCTACAGCAACTTTATTTAAGGGGCTTATGGGTGAAATTAAAATGGCATGGCGTAAAACAAGTATAATGGATGTAATCGGTGATGCTTGGAGAAAAGCTATTGAGTCTACAGTTGGTAGACCATTCATGCATAAACTAGAAGAGGATGTAATTAAACCGTTAAAATCTAAAGTAACTGGTTGGTTAGGTTCTTTATTTAAACCTATCAAAGCGGGTGCTCAATGGGTTAAAGGTAAAGTCGCTTCTGGTTTCGGTGTATTAGGTGAAGCTGGTGATAGACTTATAGACCGCCAACAAATGCAAGGTCTAGGTGCAGCTCTTAGTATGTCTGCAAGAGAACGTCTAGAGCGTGGTAAAGAACGTGGTCTTGATGGATATAAATATCAGACTATGGATACCAAACTAGTTGGCATGAATGTAGGCCAACTAAATACATACCGTAACTCTCTATATGCTATGCTAGATGGTGACCAAATTCATGATCATAAAGTCGACACTATTAAATCAGCTAGAGAAAGATTCTATGGTAACAAACGTGACCTAGAAAACGGTTGGACTAAGAAAGGTGCAGATGATATTGCTATTGCTTTAGATAAAGGTGAGCCTTGGAGCAAGATTGAGAAAATTATCTTAGACCATAGATTACCTGAAGAATCTGAAGCATTCTTATTAAAAGAAGCTAAAAAGACATATGATGAAGTAACAGCTATGTCTGATATGCAAAAAATATCTGCAGAAGAGCGTGCTAAGATTCAAGCAGAAACTGAGAAAACTCTTGGTCTTGAAGCTGGTGCTCTCAATTCTAGATCTACAACTAATGATATCTTATCTACGGTTAATAGTGAATTAGATGAACGTGGTGTTGATTCTGCTATTGGTGTAAAATCTAAAGTTGTTAATGATAAGATCGTTACAGCTATGGATACATCTGTACAATATCTTGATAAGATGAATCTCCAATTAGCTAATATTGCTAGTCTTATTTATTCTGGTAAACCTATCAATGATAATATCATGAGGGAATATAAGATAAATAAAGATGGTATAGCTACACCAGGAGATGCAGCATCTGCAGATGAGACTTTACCATCTGGATATACTAAATCTGGTAGTAAATACTTTGATGGTCAAGGCCGTGAAGTAGTTAAGACTACAGATGGCGGATTTAAACTTGCTGATACTGAATCTAATAGTGATATCAAGAAAGAGGCTGAATCTAAAGAGAAACGTGAAGATGAGCGTTTCGATAAATTGGCTGATGATATCAATAAGAAAGACGGTAAATCCAGTAAGGATAAAGACAAAGATAAAGGTGGCTTATTCGGTAAACTTAAAGGTGCATTAGCTGGTCTTGTAGGTCTTGGTGGATCTATGGGTGGCTTATTAATGAATCTAGGTAAGGGTGTAGCTGGTGCTGGTATTGTAGGGTTATTTGCTCCACAATTAATCAAAGCAATGCCTGCTATTATCGAAGCAGTAAAAGAAAACTCTAAACCTATTGCTGATTCTATTTCGTCTGTCGTTACAGAAGTTGTCCCTCAAATTACTAAGAATTTATTCTCTAGTATGGCTGACTTTATTACTGACCCTAAGGTTGGTGTAGTATCTAAATTAATCGGTACTGTTGCTGTTGGTGGTCTTATGGCTAAAGCCGTATGGCCATTAGTTAATGTAGGTAAGACTATCTTCTCTATGGGTAAAGGTCTATTCAGTTGGTTTAGAGGTTCTTCTAAGAAAACTGAAACCGAGATGACCATTGCTGCTAATGCTATGACCCGTGCAGCTGCTGCTATGGAAATGATGGCTCGAGGAAGTCAAATTTCTAAAGGTATGGGCCTAAGTGGTGATATATCTCCTGGACATATTCCTGGTAAAACTCCTGGAAAGAAACCTGGCAAACCTAAAGGTAAGATTGGTGGTTTCTTTAGTAGATTCGGTGGTGCTAAAACAAAATTAGCAGCATCTATCGCTGCAACTATGGGTTTAGATTATGCATTAAACTCTATGACTGCTGATGCAGCTGAACCTATGGATCCTAATGACCTTAATTATGGTGCATCTGGGACTGGTGAAATTCCTACAGGAGCAAATTACGACCAATCTAATATGAACCCACAGGAACTTGAAAATGAAGGCTTCTCTGTAGGTGATATTGCTGCTGAGGGTGCTCAGTGGATGGCTATTGATTATGCTACAGGTAAAGTTTGGGATAAAGTTGGTGGCGGATCTGATGTAGCTAAAGATGCTGCTAAAAACGAATCTAAACTTTCTAGAGTTGCTAATAAAGCAACTAAAGTTGCTGAGTCTTCTAAAGGTGTAACTGCTAAAATATTCTCTTGGGTTTCTAATGGAGTAACTTCCATGCTCAATAAGATTACTAGCGTAATGCCTAATAAAGAAGCAGCTGGTCGAATTACTAAGATGGCTGGTGAAGCTGGTAAACGTATTGCTGGTACATTAGTTAAACGTGCTGGTGGTGCTATTGTAAAATTAGCATCTAAAGCATTAGCTGTAGGTGCTGGTGTCGGTGCTGTATGGATTGCTTATGATATAATATCTGGTATTATTGGTGGTGTATCTGATTGGTATAATATTGCCGATGTAGCTTACGATGCTAATGTAGATACTGGTGTTAAAATCATAGCTGGTGCATCCAGAATTATTAGTAATTTATTATTAGGACTTCTTGATGAGCAAGATATCTTTAACGTATTAGGTGGCCTATTCTATGATATGACTCCATTCCGTGAAGATATTAAACGTCGTATTCAAGAGTACAATGATAACCCTGATACTCATCCTAAAGGTGCCCCATCTAAAATCTCTACAGCTAAAGAGTATAACGATATCTTCGCTAAAGGTCTTTTAGATAAAGCTAAAGAAACTTATGAAGATGCTAAAGACTGGGTTAGTGATAAGATTAGTAATGCTAAAGAAACTGTAAAGAGTGTAGCTGCTAATCTTGCTGGTAAAGTTACTAATGAAGCTCAATATGTATGGGATAAAGCTAAAGATGTTGCATCTTCAGCAACTAATGCTATAGGTAATGAGTTATTATACATTGGTGGTAAAGCTATGACTGGTGTAGAGTGGTTGTCTGATAAAGCTCAGCCTATCTTAACCATGTTTGGTAAAGCTGGTGAATTAGTAGTTAACGGAATGAAATCTGTTGGCGAAACAGTTAAGAATACCGTAGGTAAAGTTACAGGGTTCTTAGGTGATATGGTACAGGGTGCTAACCAATGGCTCAAATCCAAAGGTATCGATATTGGCGGTATTGGTCAAAAAGTTGCTACTGGGGCTAAGAATGCATGGGATTTCGTTTCTAACGAGGCAGCATGGTTAACTAGTCTTCCTGGAAAAGCAATTACTGGTGCTAAAAATATAGCTAGTGCTGCATGGAGTCGTATTACTGGGAATCAAGCATCTAAAACTGGCCAAGGTAAATATGGTATGGGTGGTTTCTTCAAACAAACTGACCCAATGTTTGCTAATTTACCTTATCAAAATGCTAATGAAGCATCTGGGCAAACTATCGGAGACTCTGGTTGTGGTCCTATAGCTGGGGTTAATGCTATCCTAGCTGCTAAACACGGTATGGGTAGTGTAGATCCTGTATCTGCAGTAAACTATGCAGCTAAGAATGGCTATAAAGAATCTAATGATGGTACTAAACCTGGATTCTTTACATCATATGCTAGATCTCAAGGTATGGATGCTTCTAACTTATCTAAGTCTGGTGTTGCTGATAGCTTAATGAGCGGTGGTTCTGTAGTATTATCTGGTAAGAGTCGTAATGGTAATCTATCAGAGTCTCACCCATTTGGCCCTAACCCTCACTATGTAACTGCTACTGGATATGATCCTAGATCTAATACAGTAACTATTCAAGACCCTGAAGAACCTAATGACAACTTACGTTACCCATTAGGAAGTGTATTGAATAATACTGATACTGCTATTAGTATTAGTAAACGTGGACGTTCTAAGAATATCCTTCGTCGTTTAGGTCGTAGTAAATTTGGTCGTGGTGGTAACACTGTTGAACAAAATATGGACCGTATGTGGACATATCTTAAAGGTAAAGGTGGTTTAGAACCACATGCCATGGCAGGTATTATGGGTAATACTATGCAAGAGTCTACATTTGACCCTAATGCTGATAATGGTACTCATAGAGGTTTATGTCAATGGGATAAAGAAGATCGTTGGGCTGACTTAACTGCTAAGTTTGGTGGAGACCCATCATTAGAAAACCAAGTAGATTATATGTACTACGAAATTAGTACTGGTACGCATATGACTTCTGGCTCTTCTATTATTCCTAAACTTAACGGTGCTGGTGATGCAGCTCAAGCTGCTGCTATATTCGAAGAAGAATTTGAACGTAGTGGTGGTGACTCTATGGAGAACCGTCAAAAATATGCAATGGCTATTTATGAGCATTACGTAAACGGTAAACCATTACCATCTGACTATAAGGGTGAAGTTCCTGCAGGTTCTGCTGGTGCAGCTAATGGTAATGGGTTAGCAGGTGCTTCTGGTGGTCAAAGTAATTTGTTAATGAAAGCTATATTCGGTGATGCTGGGGATAAGATTACTCAAGCATATAACGCATTCTTCGGAAGTAGCGGAGGTGCTACTGGCGGAGCTGGTGGTGCATTCGGTGGAGTTGTTGGTGGTGGTAACACTAAAGCAGCTTCTAACTGGGCTGACTCTATGGTTAATAGCCAAGGTTTCGGTAATAACGGCTGTACTACATTCGTTAATAAGTACCTAGAGCAAGCTGGTGTAAAACAAATCGATATGTATGTACCAAATGCAGAAGAGCAATCTAAGCAAAATAAACCTTACTCATTTAAACCTGCATCGGCTGGTGGTAATGAAGGTGACGTAGCATTAATAAATACTTTGACTAGCGATGCTGAAGCTGACCATGTAGTTATCGCTGACGGTAAAGGTGGATATTGGGGTAACTCTTCCAGTAAAAATCTTATCGTTAAAGGTGATATTGCTAGTGACTTTGGTGCTGAGAATATCAATGGTTATATCGCTACTGGTGGTGATGGACAAGGTGCTGTTGCTACAGGTAGTGCTACAAGATCTCAAGCTGATATTCTTAGAGACTCTTCGTTGGATTATGGTGCTGGTAAGTATGGTAGAGCTAAAGGTATTAGTAAAGCTAAACAGATCAAGATTGAGGGTAATGGTGCAGTAAAAGCTGCTGCAGCTTATGCTAAAAAGCAGAAGAAATCTGATTACGGTAAAGGTTCTGGTATTTGGGATTCTCTATTATCTGGAGTATCTGCATACTATGGACAAAAACAATCCGCACAATCACATTCTACTGGAGATACTGCTAATATCAATATCAACCAACAGCCAGCAACTGGTAGCTTAACACCAGAGCAAATTATGCAGTTATTGCAAGCTATCATCTCCTTGCTTGGTCAAATTGCTACTAACACTGCAGGTGGACAACAAGCCCCTGCAGGATCTCAAGCAGCAATGAACCAAAATGGTGATATCGGTAATATCTTACAATCAGTCCAAGGTCTCTTAGGCCAAAACAACCAAAACTTATTATCTAAGATTGGTGGTATGATTTCTGCATTCGGTGGTGGTATGTCTGCTCAAGATAAACTCACTGCTAATTTAAGAACCCTAGCAGGTAAATAGTTGTAAATTATTACAACACTAACAATTTCAGTAAATGTGTATTTCTACAATATGGGTAGGGTATATTCTACATCTCTACCCATAAAGTACTTTTGTAACTTTTTACAACACATATAACACAAAAATATAATCTAAGATAGTCTTATAGAATATGGTATATCATATTCTATGATGGAGCCCGTCTCAAAGAATAACTGTCCACGTTAATCGTTATTATCTTAGACCATATGGGCGAAATACTAAAGTATTTATGTATTTTCTCCCCCACTTGCCTACTGCTCTCCAGCTTTCTTATCTTCTTTTGTCTCCTGGAAAAACACATGTTTTTCATGGGGGAGAGAGGGAGGTAGGGGGGTTGGGG